AAAGGCAGATGGTATCGAACGTAGAACCTGCTGTGTTAGCTGGCTAACAGAAATCGATGAGATTTTATGTAGAGATGAGAAAAGCGGAAAACCAAGAAACCTTGATTTTCCGCGGAATTTCTGGCGTACCTGAGCGAGTAACATGCGAACTCTCCCGGATCCTTTGGTTCCTGGACGTGATCGCCCTCGATGTCCGGACATGAAAAATCCCCGGAAGGCATCAAACCTCCGGGGTTATTTTATCGCCTGTGTAGCGATTCCGCAATCAGCAAAACGGCAGCTCCTCATTCATTGCATTTGCTTTTCTGCAAAGCATCTCAATCCATTCTCTTTTCTGGATGACCGCAAGCCAATCAGCCGGGATCGTATTATAACCGTAGTACAGCCCGGCCAATCCACCGCATACCGCACCGACGGAATCAGAGTCATCGCCCAGGTTGACCGCCGTAAGCAGGGCATCACGGAAAGATTCTGTCCGAGACAGGGACCATACAGCCGCCTCCAGGGTATCAACCACATAGCCGGTACTCCTGATCTTACTCTCATCGAGCAGACTGAAGCCCTCAATGTCGTACATTCGGCCATAATTCTCCAGCTCCTTTGTGTAGCTTTCAGCCGTCTGGTAAAATGCTCTCGCTGCATCCATGCCGGACTGCAGACGGGAATTCAGATCGCCGTCCTCATTCACGATGGCCCTTGCCATAAAGTAATAGATCCCGCTGCCGATCAGCGCCCTGGTGTGATTATGCGTCAGGGATGTCACGTCATGAACCCGGTTGATCGCAGCATACTCTTTCTTGTCCTGATCAATGCAGAACAGGCATACCGGAAGGATCCGCATGATACCGCCGTTGCCGTTGGACCGCTCTCCAGTCCTGCCGCACGTTTTCCAATCGTGGCGCTTTGAATAATCATGGATTGCCGCCGTACAGGTAGCACCGTTATCAAATGCCTTGCCAAACGGTGTGTAATCCCCGCAGTACAGCCAGCGCACAAACCGATCCATGATATCCTGCGGAACGACAAAACCCTTCTGGATAATGCTGTCCATCGTTGCGATAGACAGGCTGCCATCATCCGTCCACGTTCCCGCAGGCGTGTTATACGGGCCGCCGTCCTCCATGCCGGTTATCAGACCGTCTTTCTTGATCTTCTCCCGGCTGGAAAACTGGACCGGATCTCCCAGTGCGTCTCCGGTCACAACTCCCATTATTCCATCTAACCAAATATTTCTCATTCGATTACCTCCTCAAAAATTTATTCTCAGGTTCCCACCTTTGGGGTTATTGATCATCATGTTTCCGGATCCGTGGATCATCACCCCATGAACTCCGCGCATCTCAATACCGCCGTCCTTATAGCAGTCCATATATTCCACATAGCTTACCTGTCCGACCTCATACAGATCGTAACTCCTGACTTCATGCTCCGTCAGTTTCCGGTTATAGTACAGTTCTCCCCAGGCTTCCCGCCCGATCTCAGGAACGAACTTCCGCGCTGTGTAATCTGTCCACCCCACAGCCCCATCCGGCTGCGTCCCTATGCTCCTGCCTCTTAGTAACAGATAGTATTTATACATTACGCCGCGCCTCCTGCTTTATCGTTCAGAGGATATTCCATCCGTTTCCATGCCGCCGGTGAATACGTCTCACGCTTTACGCCGTCATCAATCGTGTACCACTTTTCCGTATCACTGTCGTAATAGGCAGGAAAGCCTTTCCGCACGCTCTTATCCGGAACCACCCAATAAAAGCCTTTGCTCTTTGGAGGTCTGCCGTCCCAGTGCCATGCAGCCCTCTCAGCCTCTTTCATTGCCAACACACGGGGATTCTTCTCAGGATTGACCCGGACATTGTACGCCCTGGGATTTGGTTCACCCGGTCGCTCCTCCCAGTCAAACTCCACCGCATTGCCCTTCCAGATGTATTTCTCTTTCGGATCATCTGAATCCGCAAACCGGAAGAAATACTCCCTTGCATTCTCGTCCTGAATAAACCCATAGCACTTATTGCGGATCACCGCTGCAATAATACCCTTCATGCGCCACGCATCCTTTCTTCAAATGTCCGCTTGCGGATCCCCTGCTCCTTGCAGAAAGTGGGGAACCACCATTTCTTTTCAATCGCCTCAAACCCCGTTTCGTCCGGAGCCTTTGTCTGAAAAACCCAGAAATCATTCAGGCCCTCCGGGATCGCGCTGTCGATATGGTACTGACAAAACTTGTAAAGGAACTTGAAATCATCTGTTGTACACCAGAGCGTCGGATCCTTTGCCGTGGTATTCTTCCTGATCTGGATGACTCTGTACATCATTGCCTCCCTTTTCACCCTTATGGGGCTGCGGAGGATTTGCCATAAGCAAACCCGCCACATTCGCCTCGTTCTTCATCGCCTGGATCTTCCTGATCTCTTCGTCCGTATATTTCCTCATGACTCATCCTCCTCCCTGTCTTATTCCTGGATCCCGATCTCAACTGTCAGCTGCTTACCGTCGGTCCATCCGATCTCCTTCAGCGTTGCCTTCTGCACATACAGCGTTCCGATCTTCGGAGCATCCAGATCATTTTCCAAAACCTCAGCAAACTTGATCGTGTTTTTCGTTACCTTTTCCTGCTTGAATGTTACCCGCATTACTGTTCCTCCTTTTTCCAATGGTTTTTCCACAGCGGAGAATCCTCATCGTTTACTGCCTTTAAGAGGCTCGACTTAAAGAACTCAGCCACCACGCTATTGTCATCTTTCAACAGAAAGTAGAGATGATTGATTATGACGCATATATCGGCCGTCATCTCAATCACGTTCCCGTTCGCCTGCATCATTATGTTAGAACGGCCATCGCAACTTACTTTTAACATTTTGCCTCCTTCTGCCGGTATTACCCGACCGGCGGCGGGATGTGTGATTTATGCCAACGCTGCCTTGTACAGTTCCCAGGCTTTCAGGATCCCATCGAACGTCCGGACCACGTAATGATGTCCGCTCTTCATGTTCGTGACGATCACCGCGTAAATGATCTTGCCCTTAATCGTCATCTTCCGGTTCAGCTCTACGCGGATCCCGATGATCTTGTTTTCGTGCTTCCTCAGAACCTTGACTCCGCTGTTTCTTCTTCTCATGATCTTTCCTCCTTCTCCCATACCGGGGACTTATCACTGACTGCGTGCTGCATTACCTTTTTGAAAAGATCGCCTACATTCGGATCCTCTTTGTTGAGCTTTCCGTAAACCTCATGAAGCAGGAGGGAAAGATCCGATGTAATCTCAACCAGGCTTCCCGTTGCCGCTATCATTGCCGAACTGCCACCATTGCCAATAGTTGCCAATAACATTTTTTACCTCTCTTTCTGCCGGTATTACCCGACCGGCGGCGGGATGCTTTGTTTACCTCATCATCAGATCTGCATTCAGCCCGATCCCGGTGATCTTGTTGATTTCATTCACCTTACGTCTTACGTTTGTCCGGTATTTCTTCCAAGCTGAATCCCTGCCATCCATGAAGGCTTTCTTAAACTGCTCTGCCTCGTACTCATGCGCTTCCGCTACCATCTTGTCTGTCGTTCCGTTCATGTACATGTCCATCTGCTTTCTGGTCATCGTTCCGATCTCCTTTCTCTATGCGGTTGAATTGTTTCAACTGAGTACACTATAGCAGACTGGTAGAAGGAAGTCAATCCCTTTTGTGGAATTTTTTCAACCCTTTCTTTTTACCGTCCTGGTATCCAGCTTAAAGGCAAGATCCAGCATCTTTTTCCGAACGCTATAGCTGTTCCGGTTCCGGTTCAGCGTGTCCCTGGGACTCGCCGGAATGATGGACAATGCATAATCAATCAGTGCGTCCTCTGCTTTCCGCAGATTCTCCTCCGCAGCGTTGATCTGTGGAGTCAGGTTAAGCGGGGACTTGTCAAACTCAGCGCACAGGCGGGAGAATTCCTTCTCATCGTCGATCATCCACATCCGCTCCGGGATCTCTCCGTCCTCGTTCGTGTAGCCGCTCCCCTTCAGGAATTCTGCCTCATGCTCCTCCTGCAGCTCAAAGAGTGTCTGTGCTTTCGCCTTTGCCAGGGCGTATTCTTTCTGCTGTCTGTTCATTTCCTCACCTCCACTTTTTCCGTTCTTCGATCTGCCTCTTTGACAGATCCTCGATTGCCTTATCCAGCTCATCCTTACACCAGGAACAGATCTGTATTCTCTCTTCCGGCATCCGGTTTATCCCACAATCCCGTGCGTGTAGCCGCCAACACCCGGAAGCATCCGTGATCAGTTGACCACAAATATTACAATACCCTCTGTACATCACTCACCTCCGAATCTCTTTTCCAGCTCATGCAGGATCGTCTCTCTTGAATCGTTAGAACTGCAGATCCAGATCACAAGTGCCAATTCTTCCAAGGATGCTCCATCCCTGTTTAGGTCAAACAGTTTTTCATACTGAGAGTTGTCCCCATTGGTAAACCAATTTTCCTGATTACAGAGGATCCAAAGATCCTCTGTCGATATTGCATTTCTGCTTCCCAGAATCTCAATCATTCCTGACCTCCTCTTTCTCCGTCTCCTGATTGCAGTAGTTATAAACCTGCTCCGCTATAGCCCAGTCGCATCCGAACATCTCAATAAAATCCTCGATCCAATCAAACATTTTTATACTCCCCCCTTGTTTCCCCTTATTGAACCCAGATGATCATGTCACCCATGAAAGTGATCTCTTCTGACAGATACCTGAACCCATCTCTGTCAATATCGGCCAGGGCGTTTTCATACGCGCCCGTGGCCCATGCTTCGTACCTTGCGATGATCGCTCCATCAACCTTCTTCGCTACGATGATCATGCTTTATAACCTCCCTTTGTCTTTAACATTTCTTCAATCTGCTTTCTAAGAAGGATGTTCTCTCTTTCCAGATCCGATACCGGAGTCGTGCTTTGTGGCAGCACTGCCATACCACACTGCTTTGCGTATGCCATTGCTGCCGTTTTACCTGTAAACTTCTCCGCCAAAATGTATGTATGGCCGGACAAGTAATCAAATGTTTTCCACCACGTTGCCTCTCTATCCCACCTTCCCATCTTTACACCTCCCGATAATCCAGATCCCAGACAAATCCATTTTCGTCCTTCAGCTCCCAGCCTCTTACGTCACAGTAATCAGCCGCGTCGATCTCATGCTCAAATACTCTGATATTGATCCGGCAACCGCCGGGACTCTTTTTGAATACCACGAACATCTTTACGTCCTCCTTTACCATGCTGTTGCGGCGATATCGTCATACCTTGCCTTGTCAAGCCTGAACATATCCAGGGCTTTCTTCTTTGTCATTGGCCCGAACATACTCACGTAGTCGTTGAACCATCTTTCGTCACAGCACTCATACGTCTGATCCCCACCTTCGTTGTAATGCTCTTTCGCCAGCGCCATAAGTTCCTCATAGGTAAGTCCCTTTGCCTTTGCCATCTTTATGCCCTCCTCTTTCTTGAATCCAGGTATTTCCGGAAGTATACGGACCGCTCTTTGCCGGTCATATAGCTCTGTGCTGTCTGGTATGCTTTCTGGAATCCCTCATCATCACCGGCTTCGATAGCCTCATCCATTTCCCTTCCAAGGCGTTCCGCTTTTCTTGCCTTGCGGGCCTTTTCCTTTTTCCAAGCCTCGGATACTTCCTTTTCCTCACCGTTCTGGAATTTCGCATCTGCGATCGTAAGGGCTGCCAGAATGACTTCCGTCTCCGCCTCTCCGAATTGCATCCGATACCTGAGCATGTCTCGCATGTCATTCAACTTGATGCTTCCGGAAAAGTAATTTGTCTCACCTTTGAACTTCTCGATCTGCTCCCAAGCCGCTTTCTTTGTCATTGTCTTGACCTCCTTATGTGCGGTTGAATTGTTTCAACTGAGTACACTATAGCAGACTGGTGGAAGGATGTCAACACACAAGGTAGAATTTTTTCAACTTTTTTTGTTATGGGGATTTTCTCAGTGAATTACTTTCTTCGCGCGCGCGTATAGACATGTACGGATGTGGACGAACAGGGGGGATAAATACCCCCTATACGCTCTAATTAGTATAGTCATATAGTAATTTATGTAATTTTGTAATATTTAAGGATAAAGCCAATAGAATAAGACTTTCAGAGATTACATAGATTGTAATACCGTGTAATATTGTAATTTTTCCGCATTACAATATTACGCATATTACAGTAATATTACACTTCGCTGTAACGTAAAAAAGCCCCCGGCAAGGTGTGATTTCCTTGCCGGGGGCTTTTGCCTCTTCTCAAATTTTCTTCAAATACTGAGCCGCGCAATGGCCAGTGTACGTGATCCCCTTGTACGTGGTCTGCACATAAAGCCACTTTTCCGACCCTACCATGGAGTAGTATCCATAGTTCCTGACCTTTATGCCTTTCGGCAGCGTGCCGATGACATAGCATCCATTCGCCGTGGAGGATCCAGGGCGGTTTCTCACATTCAACTCTGTCGCTGTGACCTTATAGGTCCCGGCGATGTCCGGATCCGGTCCGCAGTCCGCGCCGAAGGTGGCGGTTTTCTTGTTCTCCTGCCCCGACGGTGTAGCCGGTTCCACACTCTCGCCCTTATACTCCCCGATGACGGCGGCACTCAGGAAACCGTACTTCTCCTTATACTTGATATAGTACCAGTCCGTGTTGTCTGCCGCCTTGAGCGTGTCACAGACCTCAACGACCGTACCATACTGCAGGGGGCTGAAGGAGACCGGGGGATTTTCGGTTCCCGCCCACGTCCGGACGTTTGCCCCGGTCGGATCCGTGACAAAGCCCTTCCATTTCGCCTTCGTGCTTAACTTGCTGCCGGATGACTGCTTTTCCGTCTGCGCCACGCCGGTGACGATGCTGTAATCCGGCATGAAAAACTTTGTGTTGCTGTTCAGGTCGGACCGTGTATAACTCTTCTTACACACCCCGCCACCGTTCGCAATGATCCCCGACGCTCCGGAGGTGTTACCCTCAATCGTGGTAATCTTTGTGCTTGTCACGGCAATCACAATCCCGGTATGAGCGTATTCGCCGTTCCGGTAAAACAGGACGATGCTACCGACCTTCGGTGTCTTATTCGATGTCATCCCGGCAAGCGTCGGACAGTAAACAAATGGCCAGTGCTTCAGGAGCTTTTTCGCCGTCTCCTTTCCGAATGCTTTCATCAAGCACCAGGAAACAAAACAGGCGCACCAGGCAAGCGCCTGATATTCAGGGTATACATCCCGCCAATACTTTGTATAGTTGTTGCTCCCGGCGTTTGCCGTCTTATCGTCCAGCTGTGCATTGCTTTTCTTTTCCAGATATCCGATTTCAGCTGTCGCAATGTCGATCACTGTCTGGATCGCTTTTTCTTCCGTCATTTTCTCACCATCCTTTTTCTGTTTTGCTGCCGTAGGCGTTGAGGCTGTCCCGGACTCATCCACGGCGTACCGCTCAATGAATTCCTTACATTTCAGATGGCGTGTCCAAAACTTGCTGTCACCGACCTGATTATCAGAGGATTTGTCCTGCTGATCCCTTACCAGGGATGCCATGATGCTGTCCAGATCATATTTACCGTTCAGACGATTAAAGATCCGTTTGACAGGACCTATCCCGCCCAGATGCCGGATCTCACAGTACATCATGATCGCCTTGATATCTTTGGTGTATGCCTTTTCGCAATCCGCGATAAAGGTTTTCATCAGCTGTGCGAAAAGCTCATCCTGACATTTCTTTCCCGCCTCAGATGAAATCAGGGCAATCAGGATCTTTTTCTGTGCAGCCGTAGGATTCCACCGTGTAGCTACCCAGTCCTTCGCCAGCATGGATTTGATGCTGCCTTTGCTGTCGATCTTTCTGAATCCTTCCGGATCCGCATCATAGATCATCTGGATCAGCTTGTGCGCCTCAGATCCGTAGTTCTGCGCCCATCCAAGAGTAACAGTGTGTTCCACGTTGCTGTTCGTATACGGGGCGGCATATGCGTCATATCTGCGCTGTCCGTAGACCTGACCGCCCGATTCCACTGCTCCGATCACGTTGACCAGCACAGCCATATTTTTATCGTTCATATTTTCCGCTCCCTTTAATAAAGCGGGCCGCCCCAGGAAGCGGGACGGCCACAAACAAGGTCAATCAGTTTTCTTCTTTGGTTCCTCATAGGTTAGCGCCAATTTGGAATCGCCAACGCCCTCTGTAGTGGGATCCGTCACGATCCCCAGGATGGCAAGGACCACAAACACGGCATTGACAACGGCAATGAGCTTGTCGCTCATAGCTCCAAGATCAAGTTTGATGTCAAATACCGCCGCGATGACCTGAATGAGAAGGATCATCGCCGGGATAATCGCAAGCCAGAAATTTTTGTTCTTAATACGAACCTTCCAGTTAATCATGAAAATCGCTCCTTTCGTTTTCAAAAATCCATGCTCTCGATTGCCTGTCTCTTCAGGAAATCTTTCTGATCGTTCTTCACTTTTTGCGCATACTCTTTCGCCCTGTGCATATCGCCGTTACAGTGCGCATCCGGTATCCGCTCAACTGCCGATGCTGTTGCTTCTGCCAGTGCCATAGATGCCATGGTCATATTGAGCTGGCACAGCTCGTACTCCTTGCGCTGCCTGTCGCGTTCGTCGATCTCCCGCTGCCGTCTTTCACGTTCTTCCTTTTGCTCCGCGTCGCGTTTCTGGATCTGCCGTTCCAAAAGCCAAAAACAAAATGCCGTGATTGCGGACGGTACGCCCATTGCTGCAAGTACAATGGGAATTATGTCCATCGGTTCACCCTCCTTTCTCCATAAGTGCATACAAAAAGCGGATCCGCAATGGATCCGCCTCGTATCATGTTCATCCCTCATAGGGCTGACCGGTTATTTCCTCAAACTCTTCAACGGTGATGCGTCCCTTCCTGACCGCATTCTTAACCCATTTGATTGACCAGGCTCCGCTTTCGTACCACTCTTTGATCTTTTCATATTCTTCGCTGTGTCCCATATCACAAATCCTCCAGCATCATGTCAATGTAAGCCTGTGTAGCCTCGTTCTGTTCCCCGCATATTCTGGCATACTCCGCAGCCGTCATTGTTCTGCTCTCGCAAACGAATTCATCGTATGCCGGTTGCCCGTCCATCTCGTCATGATGTACGGCGTGGATGTTCCTGCGCTGAATCAGTTTTGAGGCTGATGTCACCGCTACAGTTTCAGGTCGCTGCGCACAGCGCTCCTCTGTCCAGTCTGTCATGTTTTCTTTCCCTCCTGTCAATTCTTGATATGATTCCACGGAGAACCTTGATTTTCACAAAAGGCTTTATGTGATCCAGGAAACAACCGTATGAATCCGTGTACTTGAACCATCCCATACCGGACAAAATCGCCCGAATATGCGTCGTATAGTATTTGCCTGTGCGTTCCTTTACCTTTGCCATATGACGCGCAAGGCGAGTAATGTGAAGCATGATCCGCTCCCTCATGATGACTTTCCCATCCCGGTAAAACACAAATCCCATGATGTCAACCGGCCTGCCGATTTTCTTTCCGTCTTTTTTCGTGTATGCAAATCGGATGACCTGGAAATTGTTTTTCAGCTTCAGCCTAAGAAGGCTTCCCAGAAGATGCATGATCTTTTTGATCGTCTTATGCAAAACCTTCTTATTATCATCCATGAGTAACAGATCGTCCATATAACGGACATTTATTTCAATCCCGCAGACCTCTTTAATTAGCCTATCGAGCGGTTCAAGGAAATAGTTTGCAAGCCATTGTGAGATATAGAATCCGAGCGGAATTCCTTTAACAAATCCTTTCAGGCACAGCTCAACCACATACAGGAACAGTTCATCCTTGATCATGTCCCGGAGCGAGTCCATCAGCATTTTGACGCGGATTGAATTGTAAAAGTGCCTGATATCCAGCTTTGCAAAATATTTGATGTTCCTTCCTCTCTTGATCATCTTTCTCAAATACCGCATACCGTAGTGTGCGCCACGCTTCGGGAACGATCCGCAGCTGATAGCATATGAGGTTGAAAGAATGATAGGAGAGAGGATAAGCACAATTATATGGTGTAGCCATTGCTCCCGGATCTCCGGCATATAGATGATCCGGGGCTTGCCATGCTCATTTATAATCTTTGGTTTCCTCTTTTTCGGAGGCTTGAACCCAAGTTCCGGATGCTCTGCGTCCGGTCTTGTGTTTTCAATCATGACGCGCATCTTTTTGACTTCCTCATCCAGATTTGCGTCTATCTGTTGGATTTCCTTTCGTTTGGTCTTGCCCTTGCGCAGTTTCTTGTAAGCCTTCCTGATGATAGCCTCATCAAGCATTTGTCGATACAGATACTTGAACTGTTTATGCTTTTTATTCATGCATGATGTCCCAGTTCCGAAACATTCCGCTTTGAACTCTTCATATCTTTTGTTCAGCATGATGATATTTCTTCTTCTATCGCCTACGGGGACGCAGGTGCGACCGCTTTACGCCCCGCCCTGTATCGGTCTCATTTCCACTTATCCTTCCAGTAATGGCGAGTAAACGGTATTTCAACCGTCAGAGGTGTCGGAACAAGGCTAACATTTGAGTTAATACTCCATAAATGGATAGATTTGGCCGCGCCGATGTTCCAGTTGGCATTCCCAGCCTCATTGTTCAAATTCACGCATCGTGGACCCGTTATGAGGCCATTGTTGCAATTACTGAAACGTAGAGCGACGCAGAAAAGGCGTTAGCCCGTCCCCTGATAATAGTTACAAGATCATATTCGCGCTTAGTTCACGGGGGAGAACCCCCGGACCCCCCAGGCTGTGGCGGCTTACGCCGCCACGCCTACAGGTGGCAAAAGAAGCGAGGCCGCGCCGACGGACCAGTAGGCAAACCCAGCCTCAGCGTACAAACCCACGCATCGTGGACCCGTAATGAGGCCACAGCTGCAATTACCGAAACGTAGAGCGACGCGAACCCCGCTTACATTGAAATACGTACCATCGCATCCACCGGTTGATGTACTCCCCTTGTATCCAGTATCCTCATATACCGGGACGGACCCGTAATGGGGAATCGTCTGATAGAAATGAGGATAGAACCAGCCGCCGGATGCCGGGATTGTCACTCCTGTCGCTGTGTAGGTTGCCCCCGTCAGGTCATATACATAGTTCGGGCTGACTTTGTACTCGCCGTCAACAAGCAACCAATACGGATCTCTCATGTACTGCTGGAAAGAGGCAAGCACGATAGAATGGAAAGCCTTGTTCAGCGCTTTACCTGTATCCGTGCCGTAGAATCTGCCGCCGTTCACGACCGCGTTTTCTTTCACGCCGTTTGTCGGGGAAAGAGCTGAATCATACCCGGAGCAGTTACCGCGTCCGAATACCTCCTGAATGTTTGAGGATTTCCCCAGCATGATCTCCAGGTCCTCAATGGTCTTTGCGATGCCGCCTCCATAGAATACATGCCTGTCACCGCAAGCGGAGATTGCCGCGTATTCCTGCGCCGTTGTCTTTGAATAGCAGGGCTGCATACCGGACAGGGACCGCATCTTGCCGTTGGTGTCAATGGATCCGTAGAACATCGGGATCCATACGCCTTCCAGGATATTCCCGGACGGATCAATGAATCCGATAGGCTCATAGCCCTCTGCCTTCGTGAACCGGAATGCCACGATACGCTTGCTGCCGACCATCCTTTCAGATTTGTAGATCCGTTTGATCCATGCAAAAGCACCGCCCTCGTAGCTCTGATTTGCCACATCTGAAGCGGTGCCGTCCAGTTTCTTTGTGTAATCCTCATCATCCAACCTGTAATCCGGTGTGCCGTCCCACCTGACCATCCACGGGTGATTGTCCAGCTTGTCGAGGAATGCGCCCCATCCTCCTTCGCTCATCGTGCCGTCCGCATTCCTGGTCATCGGATCGAAGGACGCGGCCTCACCGAAGTATGTGATCCTGTCCTCCGGATCCAGAACGCTCATGTCCTCAATGAACCCATATACATAGGTGTCATTGATGTTTGAGGCGATATGCTCCAACGCATCCGCGATCCTCATGCCCGTGCTGTTCCTCATTACCTTCTGTTCATCTGTCAGTGCCATAATTTACCTCCATTTATTTTTTTTTATGAATCGGACTCGCATAAACCGCCGTCCTCACCAATATAGAAACCAAGATGATAGGCCCTCCGCGTCTCGCTCCCCTCTTTCACGTAGTTGTCCAGCGTGTCGATTGCGGATTTCACGCCCCCGGATTTAACAGGGTTTGCGCTGTTCGCCGTTGGCGTGTTATCGAAGGTAAGGGAATCCTGTTTACGGTCCAGGGCGGCCTTGATTACTTTATTCTGTACGGCATTCGTGGAAGTGCCTGACATGGCCGTATCAATCACAAGCTCATCTGAAATATGCTCCATGACATCGGCAATGGATGTCGTTTCGCAGTTTGTCCCTTCCGTGATCGTGTCGCCTATGGCAATCGCGGCAGTTGCCTTGTATAGCTGATTGTTGTAGATGAAATACGACTTCTCCGCGTGTGTAGCCGTTGCCGTGGCAGAGGATTCCACGCTCAGGCAGATCATCGCCCTGCCCTGCGTGTCCTGTATTTTTCGGGTTTCGCTGTTGATTTCCAACTCATCAATATATGCCATTATGACCCACCCCCTATCACAGCCGTGTTGTCGCTCACGCTTACCTCATTCCCAGACAGGACAAGTTTTGTTCCCACGATGGATGCGACAAATCCGCTGATCTCATCTTCCGGGAGCCACCCGCACGTCCCGCCCTCCGCAAGGTCTGTTTCCAGCTTGCGGACGTTGTTGATTGTGGTGCTTACACCGCCCTCCTGAATAACCACATTTTTCATGATGCGCCTCCTTACATGCAGCCGAACGGCGCGATGCCGTATGCACCCGTCAAGTTATTCCAACTTGAACTGCCATTGCTGCTGTGCACGCAGTGCATGTTACTCGCGTTATACGGTGTCCGCGTCCATGCGTAGGTATTGTTTGCCCTTGAATATCCCTGATATTTCCTTCTGAAATCGCCCAGTTTTGAATACAGATCAACGATGGATCCTTCCGCATCGCTTGACAGGCTGCCGGGACCAAACATCTCCACCCTTGCGCGGAGGGCAAGTTTGCAATCCTCAACTTCGGTCAGCTCATTTGCGGATGGATCCCATGCGTACACGGAAAAGGTTTTCAGCCTGTTCTTGATCCATGACGGCATCGCGTCCACAAGCGCGGGGATCGTGTCGGTACACATTTCCAGCGCCCCATAGCCGCCTGCTGTGGAGTTTGACGGATGCATCCGTTTCAGGACGGACAGGCAATCCTTGAAATCGAACTGAAGGACGTTGCCGCAGTTGTTGTACTCCGCAAAGGATGAAATCACGATCTCGATGTCCTGTTCCGGATAGGACGTTCCTGCCGGATCCGTGAACGCGGAAATGTGGATCTTGCGGATGTCGCTGACATTCCATCCCCCATCCTCCTGCAGGTCAATCGTTCCCAACTGTGCCGCGTCGATCATTGCCGCGATCTGCTCATCTGTTCCCAGGGCAAACGGGACCATCTCAATGCCGCCTTTTGTTGGATAAACCATGTTTGTTTTCAGCTTATACACGATTACGCCCGCATCACGTCCGGCAAGAGTGATCGGGACATCAAGCACTGTACGATCAATCAGCACCGTAACATCTCCATAGTCTGTCCTGCCGGGGCCTGATGATGCTCTGACGGTCTGCTTATATCCAACCTCACCGATTGTGATAGGCGAATCCGTGGTATTCGTGATCGTCAGATGATACCTGAGATAAGGATCTCCCGGCTCATCCGTTCCGATGATCGTATTTGTGATTGCTACGTTGACACCGCTTGTAATCGTGTCGTGTAGGTTATAATCCCTTTCGGATTCCGCGTCTGAGCTTCTGCCAACTGAAATGCCTGCCGTTGCTGCCGCTGCCGCAAATGCAGCCGTCCTTGAATACGGAAACCGGTCATACCTCGAACAGAAATAGTACATTCTGCCGGAAACATTCTGTACCGGCAGATACCCATAGCTTGAATCCGAAGATTGCAGGATTGCCGCTAACAGGTTCTTAAAGTTTTTTGTAACCATGCGATACCTCCTAATTTATGGTGCATTCCCAGTTCATTTCAGAAAGTAGATCCGGCATAGAACACAATCCGATAGGCGTGTCATGCTGGCACCTTCCATCATCCGGATTGTTTACGATGACCTGGGAGAAACCGTCCTTTCCTTCAGATGGTAAATACGTGCCGTTCAATGAAACCGCAAGCCGTTCCAGCCTCAACTCCATATTCACGTCAACTATGGAATACCCTTCCAGTCCTTCATCTGCGGCCGCATACACGCCGCCCTCTGTGATTGTTTTGGTATCAAGCAGATGAGATCCACGGACACCCCAGATATGCAGCACACCGTCCTCAAAGGTGTACCCGGATGCGCCTGTTCCAGATCCTCCTCCACCCATCATGATAGGATTACCGACGATCATGCCATCACCTCCGATCTGATGTATTGCACGGTCAGCGCTGAGGAAGGCGGCGCTCCCAGGGCATACGCGGTCAGCACGCCGTTGTTGTTCTCAATCCAGATTGCGATCACGCCGTCATTGATCATCTCCTCCATGACCGCAGCTCCCGGCTGAAGATCATACTTGCTGTACTGTGTGGTTCCTGGGATTTCGATGACCTGTGTGTAAGGACCGTTGCCCGTCCAGTTTGTCGAAAGTGTCACGGTTCCCTGGTTGAGCTTGTCCTGTTTGGCATAAAGCGCAGTATCAATTTTGTCAAAGTCATCGTTCAGGACTTCGATTTCTATGAGGTCCGTTTTGCTGGGCTTTGTCAGCCCGTAATGTGTTGTCTGTGTAGCCATCCCGCCATACCTCCTTAAATTTTATCCTTGACCTGTTCGGCCTTCATCCGGTAATACCTCTCCCCATTGATCGTCATAGTGTCCTTTCCGGTTTTCCCGTTCTCTATGTCATCGGTCGTGATGGTATCATCCGTTTTTGTAAGCAGATAATTTGAGAGAGACCCATACAGGCATTGCCAGCAAACATACTGAATAGGGTATCCGCTGTATGGACTCGGCAGGATGGACGATGTAAACCGGGTGGAACATCCGGAATAATAAACCGCCTTTGAGCTGCCATCCCTGATCGTGATTGCTTCATCATAAACCGTGATGCTGCCGCCGGTTGCTGTACCGTGGTAGAATGGCTCACCAAGAAACAGTTCCGCGTTACTGCTGTTTGTTTGTATGTACCAAACAGGGGGCGTGTAATTATGCGGTCTTTCTGATCCCGGATAAATAATTTCGGATTCAATGCTGACCTTCCCGCCATAAAGAGAAGGTATCACGTCATCTGGAATTGAATATCGCGCCAAAGATGCATCGCTCATCGCTATGTCTGAAAGAGAATCCGACATATTTTTGAGCATACTTTCCGGAACCCACATATCTCCGATCCCGTTGAAATCCATGCCCGTTGTGGGATCGGTCCATGTGTCGTTATTCAGAGGATTTGTATATAGGCCAGTGATATTGTCCAACCCATCCGGGAGCGTATAATTCAGCGTCCCTGTTCCGTCATAAATATCGCCGGTATCCGGATTTGTCCAAACGCCGATGTTGTCCAGATCAAAATACTGATTGCCGTCAAGATCCGTATATACAGCCGTTCCACCGCCCGGATACTCATCTCCGGTAAATGGATCCGTCCATGTATTGTCATCAATTCCGGTATAGATGATATCGGTATGATCAAGATCAAATTCACTATTCGCGATATTATCCCACTCTATATTGTCCGGAAATTCATAATCCAGTCCGTCGGCAATGTCTTTCCATAGATCACCATCAAAGGTAAAGCCGTCTCCGGATATGATCGACGCGTCATTGTTCCACCCATGCCCTAAAACGGTCAGACGCGCTCCTCCAGGGTTCATATGTAAGCTCATACAATCGCATCCTCCCTTAGCATAACCTTTACCTTATAGCTGCCCTTCTTCTCTATGGTGTGGCCTGTCGTGACATTCAGCACATGGTTTCCTGCTTTTTGATCGTCTGAAACCTGATAGAGAATATTATCATCAAGAAGAATTTTTACCGTCACCGTTGCATCTTCGTCAATCGTGTACGCTCCGGTCCATGCTATCTGAATGCATGTATTGTCCACCGTACAATCCAGCTTGATCTCCGTGGTAAGCGCATCGCTTTCGATCTGTGTAGCCGTATCCGGGAACGAATCAATCAGGATCCAGAAATCTCCGCTTGCATAGACGGACCCCGGATTGACATTGCTGTTACCGCTCACCCCGTCAATCGGCTTGTCTTCTCTGATGGGATCCGTGCTTCTGTCAGGGCTTTCGCATTTCAGCGTCATTACCCCGTTGATCGCACGCGCTATGTATGTGATAGGTGCTGCGCTATCAGCCGGTGCGTGACCCCCGGTAAGGTTCACGACATCGAGCAGGTCAAATGTCGGATCAAAGGGCATTGTCGCGTCAAATGGTGTGAGGGTTTTCCCTTTGAGGGAGTCAATGATCGCCTGTACCGCGACTTCACGATTGCTTTTATTACTGAGCTGGAGGAACACGTTCACCCCTGCGTCAAAGATCTCTCCCGTGTCGTAGATGGTATTCACGTTCTTATAGTATTCCTGGATCGCGCCTGCCTTATACTGTGCATAGATCCCCGTGTATGTACTCTTGTAGTCCTCAAAGTCTGATGTGAAGCGGTTATCTGGCGTAATATTCGCCACCGCATTATTTCCGTACTGCACAAGGATCAGCTTTCCCCATCTGTCCATGATGGCGATGGATCCGACCAAAAGAGACAGGTGCGCCAGAAGATCGCGGTATGTTTTCATGTTCGATTCGACATCCGCATATGTAAAGGTGCGGTTCCCGTTCGGCAGTCTCCCGATCTGCGCACTTGTCATTCCCAGCACAACACCGCAGCGCGAACAAATAAGCCGGAGCCATGCAAAAGGTGTTCGTGACACGGTATCCATTGACGCAAGAGGCACATCAAATTTTGTCATGAAGTCCCCGGCAGATATCTTTACACTGTTTATCTCGCGTTTTGCGGTTGATACAAGGTATTGCCCCATCGGAATATCTATGTAGATCTGCTTATCTATCAGACCCCATTTTGACAGCGATATATCCCCCCAGGAATAAACCTCCGCTTCTCCCCATGTCTCAACCGCGCTGCCTTGGACGCGCGTATATAGCCCAATGACGGCATCTTTCAGTAAGGTTGTGCTGATCCCTATGAATAGCTGTATTCTCAGTTCTGTGGCAAAAGCACCGCCGATTCCGGGAACATCACAAACGCTGTTCAATGATCCGGATCCCTGGACTATGTTTGACGTATCGAACGTATATACAGTGCCGTTTGTAAGGGTGATTGTGCCTCTCCACTCAATACTTCGGTTCGACCCGTCAATAATATCTCTGAAGGTCTGACTAACCTGATACATACTGTCACTCCTTACATTTCAATTACGTCGATGGTGTAATCCTTATACTCGCCGCCCTCTCTCGCATAGTTCTTCAAGTTGACCTGCTCATAGCTGTCTTTCCCGCCGTAGGCGCTCATGGTCTGTATGCCATTATCGTAATAGGTGAAATTGAATTCCTTTCCCTGCATAAGATTGTGCAGGAACGTCTTTTCATTGCCCGTAAGGTGATAAAAACGAAGGATCACCTTACGGACCGTCCGGCGTACCCATGTGATTTTCATTTGTCCGCTTTCTGTACGCCCGGTATCGGGAGATACGATGTTATCATTCTCAATCCCGACAGAATCAGGAACATAAAGGGCGGTTCCATTGACCGCCCAATATCCATTCGTGCATCTCTTTAGCATTCCCATGGTATCACCGTCCTAATGGGCTACTGCCCTTCTGTATGATGGCATGATTGTTTTCCTCGACAACGATCTGGAAAAGCTCATGCCCGTTGATATTGACGGGTAGAACGATGGTCCTGTTCGATCCTCCGCTCTGAACATTCCGAAGCATGGCCTGCAGCTCTGACAAGATGCTTGCCAGATAGCCCGACACGGCCTCAGAATCGTCCTCAGACGGCGTTCTATCGTCTACCTTAGTTCTGTATGGGACAATGGTTCCTTCGGCAATCTGGGGCATCCTGAAACCGCCTGAAGCGGTCAAAGTGTCGGCAATCGTTTTGAACATTACCGCGATTTCACTCAGCCCACTGATCACAGCCTGCATACCGCCCACAACGGCATCCGCTGACATTTCCACATCCGGGGAATCAGGTGTCATGCCGTTCGTGACCGCCTCCGCCACCTGTGTAGCGGTTCCCAGCAATCCCTTCTGACCATCCACTATACCTTTTTCCAGACCGGCATCCAGGTATTCACCGATTTCAGCAAATACTTTTGACGGAGAGGCGATCCCGAAGGCGCTTTTGATTCTGGATACAAGGTTATTCGCACAGTTGGAAACAAGCGTGGTCAGGCTGCTCCATGCGCCGTTGATACCGTTTGACAGACCAGCAACAAGGTTATG